AAAAATTAAAGAATGCGAAAACTTTGTACGATATGGGCATGAAAGTTGCAGCAATTTCAGTAATGTGTCAAGATAAACGAGTCTTTGATGCGATGATGATGGCTGGAACACCTTGCCCGTATGATGGTATGATTGGAAAAGCAGCAAAAGATGCTTGGGAGCTGGACGTTGAGAATAGCCCCCAAAAAGAAGAAGGTATGAGCAATGGTACTAAGACACTTCTTGGTGGCGCTAGCGTTGCTAGCCTCCTCGTACTCTTACTGCTCTGATATTGTCTACGGCAGTACAAATAACGCGGCATCCACTGGTTACCAGTGGGTAATGACAAATGTATTACCACAGCAAGCAGGACTAGAAGTAACAGGAGTAGTCTACCGATATACTACTGTAAAAAATACAGAAGATCCCATGCTTGTCACAGTGCAGAATAAAAATGCATTGAGTACCGGGTATATTTTTCGAAGCACTGATGATTGGTCAGGGCTTCCAAGTAATACACTAAATAAGTTTGTGCCAACTTCCAGTATTCCTATTGAGTATTGGGGGAATGGAGAAATTGCGATTGAGGGTCAAGGCGAGGTAAAAGACGCGAATATAATATATAACTATCAGTATGACCCCTGTTTTGACCCTCAATCCAATCCTGAATGTCCAAGGTATATAAATACAGATTTTACTATAGCTACTACAGTGATAGAGTATATTGAAGAAGATCCGAATAAGCCCATAACTTATAAGGACGACGAACAAGAAGAAGCCGACAGTAAGAAGCGGTCAAAAGAAAAGAAAAAAGAGCGTCTAGAAGTCGCCCTACAGGTTGTTAGTGTAGCACTAATGACAGCAGAAGCAGTCGCACAGGCAGAAGCTTTATTATCTATGAATGCCCAGATTGTAAACTATGAACTAAATAATATACCGGGAGGTACGTACTTGGAGGATGCCTCCTACCTAAGTGCACAATTGCCTGATAATAATTCAGGGGCGCGAAATGGATTAGCGCAGCAAATTCTGCACAATGAGATGGTTGAATCTCAATATAAATCGGAGAAGTAAAATGAAAAAACTAGTAGCCTTGTTGGCTCTATGTAGCATGAATGCGGTCGCAGAAGGCGTACCAATTTACGGCACTGTAGAGTCTAAATGTGTAATTACTACAGATACCGTTGGCGTGTATGGAAACCCTACCCCTAACAAGCTCAGCACTACGGCTGCTGATGGCGGGGTCGAAGCTATTATCCGATACGATGTAATTAATGCAAACTACTATAAAGCTCGTATTACTTACCCAAATTCTTTCTCAACCTCCCCAAGCCTTACAGATGTTGTAAACTGGACTGGCAGTGTTTCTGTCGGAGAAGTTGGCGATGCTGCTATGTCGGCTTATGATACAAACAAAGTAGAATACAATAACGTATATGAAACTGACCTATCTATTGCAGGTAGTACTTGGTTCAAGGTAAGCTCTACAGCTACCTACGGATATGACAAGTCTTTCCCTTCTGGCAATTATAGTGCAGTTGTGGAGGCAGAGTGCGTCGCGTTGTAATTTTACTATTGTTAAGTTCATGGGTTTCTGCCCACGAACTTACTCCAACTTATCCTTCTTGGAGCGAGACTTTAAATCCTGAAGTACTCTCTACAAAGGTCACTCTCTTCAATAGGCGGCAAGATGTTCAGTTTTTTGCTGTTGGAATATATGACAACGATTGGCAAAAGGTACCCTTTGCAGCTAGCGATAGATTATTAAGAGTACCTTATTTAGAGGCTCGCGAGCTAAGAGTGTATATACAAAAAGAACAAATAGGACGGGCAGTGTATATCTGCACAAGATCTAAGATACTGAAAGGTATTCAGAAATTGAGTGCAGTTTCTTCTACTATTTGCTCGAAGACACGATGAAATACTATCTATTGATACTTACATTGCTTAGCGGTGTTGCTTATGGGCAGTCAAGTGCGCTTAACTTAAGCTTGCCTTCATCTGGCTCAAACTATCAATCAGATAAATTCCGTGCAGGAAACCTAGACTGTCAAAATGCGATCGGCTCGTCTACAAATGTAGAATTCGGAGTAGTAGGAATCATAAAAGAAGAAGACCCTACTATAAACTTAGGGGAGATGAATCGCGGCAAAGATGTTGGAGTATATGCAAAAATTACTATTCCGATTGGAGCGCCAAAAGAACGAATAGACTGTAGCCAGTTATATAAGTTAGAGCTAGAGGCACGTCGCTTAGAGGTGCAGCAGTTACGAATTGAGCTTATGAAAGCTCGTGGCCGTAACTTGGAATTTGAGAATTAAGATGGATGATAACATTACAGATGAGGACTATAAAGGCAGACAATTTTACGAAGAATTAGGACTTAGCGGCGAAGAGATCGCAGCGATTATCGAGCGCCGCAGCGGAAAAGACCGGCGAGTCGAAGACCTACCTTTCAGCGGAGAAGATCGCAGAGTTTCGGAAGACCGTAGAGAGCCAAAAGAAACCCAGTTCTCTTTTGAGTTTGCAGGCATGGAGTTTAGTGGCGGAATTGCCTTTGCAGTTCTTACTGCTTTATCAGGGCTTGGCGGCACTGCTTGGGCGGGGTTTGAGTTTTACAAAGACTATATGGATATGCGAGAAGTAGTACAAAACATTGATACTACTGAAATTGAGAATCGTAATAAGCAAATCGAGATTAAGCTCGATGAAGCCTTAGACTATTCTCGTTCCATCAAAAATGATCTTCGAGACGACTTCAACCGTATGGAAAAGAATATTGACCGTATTGAAGATCAGCAGCGGAAAAATGATGATAGAGTCAAAGAGATGGTCGACAGAGCTTCAGAACGCTTTGACACCAAACGAGAAAGCCTACAGTCAGATACGCAGCTAGCAATAGATGCCTTAGAAGACCGATTGAATAAAAAGATTCAGACGGCACTCGACAACCCTCTAGCAAATTAAAAATAATTCTTGACAGTTGACCTACGAAATTGTATACTTTGATTGTGAATAACTGTAAAGTGTAACGGAAATATAAAATGAGTAAAGAAGTATCTACTATTAGCCCAGAGGGTTTAGACATAGCTAACTGTTACTTACAATTCGGCAACATTCGTGCCGTATGTGAGTATACAGGCGTGCCAGAACATAAAGTAGTAGAGACTTTAAATAAGCGTGAGGTTAAACGTTACATTGATACTGTTTATCTAGACAGTGGATATCGAAACAAAAACAATATCGCAAGTCTCATTGATGAGATGATTGCATCAAAACTTGAAGAAGCCCAAGAATCAGGTATGTACTCTAATAAAGATCTAGCAGACCTGTTACAGATGGCGCACAAAATGCGTATGGATGAGATCAAGGCACAGGCAGATCTCTTAAAGGCAGAAAGTAGTAGCATCAAGAATCAAACAAATGTTCAGATTAATGAAGCACTTCCTTTCGGCCAAGGCAACTACGGAAAGTTGATGCAGAAACTCTTAAAAGAAGATGGAAACGGATAACGACTTAAAAGACTTACTAACCCAGCATATTACGAATGATAAAAATCGTCTAGACCGAATAGAGTCAAAGATTGATAAGCTTTCCGACACTGTAGTGGCCCTTGCCAGAGCAGAAGAAAAGCTGATAGGCTTGGAAGCGCATCGTCATCAATCTGAAAAACGATTCGAAGATATCGAAGAAGATATAGACGAAGCGTGGAAAAGGATTCGAGTACTTGATCAGACTGTAGGTACCGGCACGCGCTTGATATGGATAATAACCACAGCAGTAGTAGCGCTTGTACTACAGACACTATTAGGACTTTAAAATGATTTTTAAACGCAGAGCCCGTTGGATTTACGAAGATAATAAAGGACTTCGTAAAAGTTTTACTACAAAAGAAGAAGCTGAAAAGGCCGCAGGAATCTACCACGCTACAAAAGTGGAAGAGGTAGTCGAGGAGATCGAAGATGCCGAGGAAGAAAACTGGGACGAAGAAGCGGAAGACTGATTCTCGTTTAAAGAGAGCGGGAGTAAGCGGATACAATAAGCCAAAGCGTACTCCAGGACACCCTAAAAAGTCACATATTGTAGTAGCTAAAGTAGGTAAAAAAGTTAAGACAATTCGATTTGGTCAGCAGGGCGTAAGTGGTTCTCCTAAAAAACGGGGAGAAAGTAAAGCGTATGCTGCTCGTCGAAGAGCATTTAAAGCACGTCATGCGAAAAATATCGCCAAAGGTAAGATGTCAGCAGCATGGTGGGCCAATAAAATTAAATGGTAGAGTATGGTGAAGCATTGCAAAGCATACTAAAGGGAGTAGACAATGGCTCGTAAAAAAATTACTAAACCTCGTGGCCTTTGGGCGAATATTCATGCAAAGCGTAAGCGCATCAAAGCAGGCTCAAAAGAGCGAATGAGAAAGCCCGGAAGTAAGGGTGCTCCTACTTTGGCAGCTTTTAAAGCGGCAAAAGGCAAGAAAAAGAAAGGATCTAAGAAATGAGCGATTTTCATCCCGCAGACACTAACGGCGACGGGGTCGTAACAGATGAAGAGCATAAAATGTATCTTGAATTCAAGCGTAAAGAATTAGAAGATAAAGACGCTCAGCGTGATGCAATTCGCAAGATGGCATGGTTCTCCTTGGCAGGATTGTTAGTATATCCAGTAGGTATTGCGATTACTTCGCTTTTAGGAATGGACACCGCAGCTCAGTTGATTGCAGATATCGCTCCTACTTACTTTGCATCAATCGCAGTACTAGTATCAGCCTTCTTTGGAGCCGATGCTTTTAAAAAATAACAACTATCAGAACACATAAATGGCTCTTCAAATAAGACAGCTAATGTGAAGAAAAAGAAGTAAGCATAATAGAGGCGAAAGGGAGTAGCTACCCTTGTCCTTGCCTAATCAAGGCGCCTCTTTCCTATTAGGAGGAAGAATGAGAAGATTTTGGACAGAGAGCGACACTGCTTTCTTACGTACATATTACCCAGAAAAAGGAGCGGAGTACTGTTCTACAAAGTTAGATAGAACAAATCGGGCAGTCAGGGATAAGGCAAGAAAGTTAGGCTTAACCAGTAATAAAAGCAGGTTAGCAGCTAGCTCATTATTAAAAGCCGGTGAGTATGTCGAATCCTTGCGTAGTACAGACTATGAAGCCTTAGAGCCTTATGCCACTTCCAAAACCCCTATTTTGCATATGCATAAGACTTGCGGGTACAAGTGGGAAACTACTCCAGATAATATAAAAGTAATTTCTGGATGTCCGAATTGTTCTTCTTATGCAAACATTCAAGATAAACCAACCTACTTATATTTAGTATATTTTGAAAGCCTGGACTTATACAAGATAGGAGTTACTTTAAACTGGAATAAACGAAAGTATGAATTCGGAGAAAAGCCGACATTGCTATCTCTACTAGAATTTAGCTCAGGTACTTTAGCATATGCTTCTGAAAAAGTATTAAAGTATAAACTACAAAAACATTTTGTAGACTTTGGAATTTTAAACTCAGGCAATACGGAAACTTTTATATGGCCCTACAAATAAGCCGAGCCGATATTATCGGAGACTACCTAGCAGATTATCCTAAAGATAGTCGGTTTCTAAAACTCGACCCAGCTGAATACCTGAATTTGCTAGGAGTTGACGCACTCCCATCTCAGATGGCAATTATCAATGCTATCAATAACCCTAAGTACCGTTTCGTATGTGCGGCAGTCTCTCGTCGCCAAGGTAAAACGTATATTGCAAATATTATCGGGCAGCTAGTCTCTTTAGTTCCCGGCTCCAACATTCTTATCATGTCTCCTAATTACTCGCTGTCTCAAATCTCTTTCGATTTGCAAAGGCAGTTAATCAAGCACTTTGATTTAGAAGTTAAACGTGATAACGCCAAAGACAAAGTTATTGAGATGCATAATGGTAGCACGATTCGAATGGGCTCTGTGAATCAGGTGGACTCTTGTGTTGGCCGCTCTTATGACTTAATTATATTTGACGAAGCTGCACTTGCGGACGGACGAGATGCCTTCAATGTGGCACTTCGTCCAACACTTGATAAACCTGGTTCCAAAGCCATTTTTATTTCAACTCCTCGTGGACGTAATAATTGGTTCGCGGAGTTTTTTGATCGCGGGCAGAGCGAGGACTTTCCTGAGTGGGCGTGTATTAAAGCAACATATAAAGATAATCCTCGCATGACAGAGGACGATATAGCTGAAGCTCGTAAATCTATGTCTGACGCAGAGTTTAGACAAGAATATGAAGCAGACTTTAATACTTATGAAGGCCGTGTCTGGAACTTTGACTACGAAAATTGTATTGCAAATCTCGAAGATATTGAAACTCGTGAAATGGACGTATTTGCAGGTCTTGACGTTGGTTATCGAGACCCTACAGCATTCTGTGTTATTGGGTATGATTGGAACGAAGAAAAATACTATCTGCTAGATGAGTACTTTGACGCAGAGAAGACTACAGAGCAACACGCTCTCGAAATTCAGCGTATGATTCAAAAGTGGGATATTGATTACATTTATATTGATGCTGCAGCACAGCAGACTAGATATGACTTCGCACAACAGTACGATATTAGTACTATTAATGCAAAAAAATCGGTACTTGACGGTATCGCTCATGTAGCAGGAGTTGTGGACAATGATAAACTGATTGTAGACCAGAGATGCTTAGAGACTATCGCTTCTCTTGACCAATATCAATGGGACCCAAATCCGAATCTTATAAAAGAAAAGCCGAAACACAATAGAGCATCGCACATGGCTGATGCACTCCGATATGCTCTTTATTCATTTGAAACCTCTTCAAGCGGGTTTTAATGACAGGTATGAAAAATAGTTGTTGACTTCATAACTTCCACAAGATATAATTCTTCTATAAAATAAAGGAACGGAAAAATGTCCAAGCTAAAAAGGGATAAAATTAAATACATACGAGATAAGGCAAAATCTAAGTACGCAAAAGGCACAGAATGCTATATTTGCGGTTCAACTAATACTCTAGATTTTCATCATTTTTACAGTATGACCCCTTTATTAGACAAGTGGCTAAAAGAGAAGCAAAAAATCCGTCCTGAGCATTACACAGATGAGTATATTGTTATATGGCGAGACGAGTTCATTGAAGAATGCCATAAAGAAGTTTACGAAGATACAGTAACTCTATGTCACGCACACCATCAACAGTTACACAGTGTATATGGAAAAGACCCTAGTCTTGCTACTGCGAAAAAGCAGATGCGGTGGGTAGAGATTCAAAGAGAAAAGAATGGCTTGGTATAATTTTTGGAAAGACGAAAAAGCTCTCGATGTGGAGAAGTTAAATCCTGCTCAAACTCTTTTGGGCGGTTCAACTTATACTCCTCGTGAGCCTATCTATTCCTACCGTAGAGCCTACGAAGACTTAGAAATTGTAAACCGTGGAGTCAACATGATTGTTGATGATTCTGCGGAGATTAATGTACAAGTTGGCGACCCTCTGCCTATTGCTAGTGTAGTAAAAGGTATCAAGCGTTCAAAAGTTGATAAACTGTTGAATGCAGAGCCCAACTTGTTTCAAGATATTAACACCTTTCGTAGAAATCTAATTATTGATTTCTTGTTAGATGGTAATATCTTTATTTATTTTGACGGTGTACATCTGTACCACCTTCCTTCAGATAAAATGACAATTCATTCAAGTAAAACTACTTACGTTGAAAAGTATGTATATGAAGGTAAAATTACTTATACTCCGGACGAGATTATTCATATTAAAGAGAACTCGTTTGAAGATATGTACCGCGGCACCTCTCGCCTACGTCCTGCACTACGTACTATGGTACTAATGAAGAACATGAGAGAATTTCAGGATAACTTCTTCCGTAATGGAGCTGTTCCTGGCCTGGTACTCAAAAGCCCTAATACTTTGTCAGAAAAAATTAAAGAACGTATGCTCATGTCGTGGCAAGCGCGATACAGCCCTACGGCTGGAGGCAAGCGCCCACTTATTTTGGATGGCGGTTTAGAAGTTGACTCAATCTCGAATGTAAATTTCAAAGAGCTTGATTTTCAGTCTTCTATTACTGAGAATGAAAAAGTCATTTTCAAAGCATTAGGGATCCCACCTATTTTGCTTGACTCAGGAAATAACGCAAACATTCGACCAAATATGCGACTTTACTACCTTGAGTGCATTCTGCCTATAGTAGTAAAAATTAATTTCGCACTCGAACGCTTTTTTGGTTTTGAGATTCGTGAAGATGCTGTAGATATTCCAGCCCTTCAGCCAGAGTTAAGCGATCAAGCAAACTATTTCTCTTCATTAGTTAATAATGGTATTTTGACCCCTAATGAAGCACGAATTAAACTTGGCTACGAGCCTATCGAAGGTCATGATGACATTCGGGTACCTGCAAATATCGCTGGCTCAGCCGCTAACCCTTCCTTAGGTGGCAGACCTGCGGATACAGATGGAGACGATAATGCCGACAGTTAGACAAAAAGGTTCGGTCCTTACTAAGTTGTCTATTTACTTTGCAGGAAAACGTAAAGTATTGACAAAACATGAATATATGCATGCAGGAACTGTTCCTGTTCGTATGAATATTATTACCCGTGTGTTCGGAACATATGAGCGCATGGTTAATTGTTTGATGCAGGATCACCCATATCTAGAAGGTATGGTTGAAGCTGATAAAGCGGAAGCACCCAAACCGGCAGTTAAGAAGTCGGAAGAAAAGCCAGCTTCCACGGCGACTACTAAGCCTAAGCCAGTAAAAGCTGAGTCTAAGCCAGTAGTAGAGAAGAAAGAGAAGAAAGATGAATAAAATTTTCAATCTTACCTCTACTTTCAAAGCCCTCGAAGAAAACGACGACGGTTCGGTAATGATTCGCGGTATGGCAAGTACCGCGCATCAAGACCGTGCTAATGACGTTATCGAAGCGGCGGCCTGGGCCAAAGGTGGTTTGGAAAACTTCAAGAATAACCCTGTTATTCTGTTTAACCATAACTATGATAAGCCTATTGGCCGCGCTATGGGGTTGAAAGTAACTGAGAACGGTTTGGAGTTGGAAGCAAAGATTTCTAAATCTGCGCCCGATTCTGTAGCACAACTGATTAAAGAAGGTATCCTTGGAGCATTTTCTGTCGGCTTCCGGGTCAAGGATGCTGATTACATTAAGGAAACCGACGGATTGCTGATTAAGGATGCTGAATTGTTTGAGGTTTCAGTTGTTTCTGTGCCTTGTAACCAAGCAGCTACTTTTTCTGTAGCGAAATCATTCGACTCTATGGCAGAGTACGAAGAATTCAAAAAAACTTTCATTAATAGTGTTGATGAGACTTCGGAAGAAGTCAATGCTTCGCAAGAAGTCGAAGAAACACAAAGTACCACAGAGAAATCTGTCAAACAGGAGACTAAAATGTCTGATCAAAATTTTGATTACGAAGCTCTGGCAAAGAAAGTAGCCGAAGAAACTGCTGCTAAAATTGCTATGAAACAAGCTGAAGCTAAAGCTGCTAAAGAAGCAGAAGAAAAAGCTATCGCTGAAAAAACCGCTCAAGAAGAGCAAGTAAAATCTACCATCGAATTCGGTATCAAATCAGGTACTGAGCAATTGTTGGCTGACGTTGAAGCTAAATTGGCTGAGAAAGATGCTAAAATCGATGAAGTAGTTGCTAACTTCACTGCTCAGTTGAATGAGAAGTCTGAAGAATTGTCTAAAATGCGTGAAAGCAAGCGCGTATTCGGTGGCCGTGGCGACGGCAAAGTAGACATGGGCAAAGACTTGATGTACGCTCACGTATACGGCGTTGTTACCGGTAAAGGCATGAACACTGATTATGCTCGTAGCATTTTCGAAAAAGCTGGCGTTGACTACTCAGATGCTCCTTCTTACGATACCGATATTTCAACCGCTATCGAAAAAGAAATTCAACACGAGTTGATGGTTGCTCGTATGTTCCGTGAAATCCAAGTGAATGCACAGAACACCACTCTGCCCATCCAACACGATGTTTCATTGGCTGCATGGGCTGACCGCAATGTAACCAATGGCGTAGCTAACGCTAACGTAGGTAGTAACAATGCTGCTGCTAACGTTGTAAGCCCAAGCGAAATCACCTTGGTAGCTAAGCGTCTGTTGTCACAAACTTTCTTGAATGACGAGATCGACGAAGCTGTATTAATGAACCTGATGCCTATGATGGTTGAAGCTGTTGCTCGTTCACACGCTCGCGCAGTAGAAAGCGCTATCATCAACGGTGGTGGTACTCACATTAGCGGTCTGATCGCTGACGCTGGTACTGCTCTGACTGCTACTGGCGCTCAATTGGCTGCTGCTGACTTGTTGAAAGCTCGCTCTGGCATGGGCTTGTACGGCCGTAAGCCTTCTGACGTTGTTTACATCGTTTCACAAGAAGGTTACTACGACTTGTTGCAAGATCCTGAGTTCCAGAACTTGAACGAAGTTGGTTCAGACATGGCTGCTAAAGTTACTGGTACCATGGGTGCTGTATACGGTTCAAACGTTGTTGTTTCTGACGAAATGGCTGGCGGTGCTGCAGCTGTTAATGCTATCGCTGTTAACACCTCTAACTTCGTTATCCCACGTCTCCGTGGTGTAACTGTTGAGCGTGACCGTGAAGTTGCATTGCAACGCAACTTGATCGTTGCTTCTCAATCACTCGGCTTCTCTGCGTTGATCGCAGGTGCTGGGGTGAAAGCAGTAGCAAAAGCTTAATTTACTTGAGCAAACTGGGGAGGGATTCCTCCCCAAGTTTTTACTAATTGGGTTATAAATGACGAACAATCTTATTACATTAGCAGAATACAAAGAAGCAGAAGGCATTTCTACTCCTAAGGAAGATTTGCGCCTGAATGTAATTATCCCTTCAGTGAGTCAATTAGTAAAAACTTATTGCGGTAGTTCTATAGTAGATTTCTATAGTGTTCCAAAGGTCGAAGAACTTTCTGTAAACTGGTCCACTAAACTGATACAATTAACAGAAAGTCCTGTTATCGACGTAGCTAGTGTGGAAGTACGAGATACTTTTACCAGCTCTTATGAAGTATTGCCCACAACAGATTACTATGTTGATAAAGGCACCGACTCTATCACTAGAATCTCTAGAGACTGGCCCAAAGGTCCTGCATCTGTTAAAGTTACTTATACTGCAGGATATGATTATTGCCCAGAAGACTTAAAATTAGCAGTAATAGACCTAATTACCTACTACTTAAAAGATGAGCATAAAGAGCGTATGTCTATAGCAGGCGCCACTATGCAAAATCAAGCGAGCACTAGTCAACGAAATAATGTGGCTTTTCCAGACCATATAAAAAGAGTGCTCGATTTATATAAAAACTTTTAAATGAGTAGTAGCGGACTGACTAGAATGGCAGGCCGAATGCTGGCTAGGCTTGAAAAAGCTAATTGGCGAGATGAAGTTCAAGAGAGCGTAGGGCAGGTCTTTGTTTGGAATAGAGACTTATTTAAGAGTAGTCTACTTGAGCACACCTCCAAAGAAAACGTAGATGTTCTTGTAAATTTGTTTAGGTCTAAGTTGCAATCTCAAGACAAAAAAATGATGGCAACAAAACATAAAGCCAGACTTAAAGCAGCCAAAGCAAGTGTTATAGCAGAGCATATGGATGGTTACGCCCCTAGCAGCCACGAGATTTACGCAGTATTCAATTATAACAGTATTCAGAATATAAAACGCTTAGTAGGTAAAGAGTTTGAGAAGCTGTCTGGGAAAGACTCGAAAATTGTAACTGGACGTATTGATTCAGGAGAAAAAGTCTCTGAAACCGTAGGGTCTCATGTAGGACATGGAGAGTACGGACGAGCAGTAAGCGCTACAAAAGCTTTAGCTTCTGAATCGGTTATGAAAACAAAAACTGCATCAACTAAATATGGCAGTACACAAGCCTATAAAAATTTAGAAAGTCATTTAGAAACTTTCAAAAGATCCGTAGGGGTATCTCTAGAAGTAGATCATTATCAAGAGGTCACCGCTAGAGGCAAATTAAGTAAAGCATATACTGCTATATTATCAAACCAAGATACCTCAGAAAACATGAGTGACGCGGTAGATGAGCGACAGGCGCTGCTAGAGCTGAAAAAAGCCATTCAAAAAGAGTACAATACTCTTGTACAGCAAGAAGGGTCTCCATCTTTACTAGATGCTGTAGAAGCTACTTTACTTTTTAACTTATCGTCTTCTAAAAGAGTTAAGTATAAAGGGCCTAAAAAACCAAAAGCAAATGTAAGCTCAAAAGGTAAAGGTTCAAAGTCAGGTACTATCTCCTCCCAGAAAAGTACTAGAGTATCTTCAGGCGCTGGAGCTACTAAGCCAAAAAGGAGAGCTACAAGAAAGGGAGTATCTTCAAGTCCTTTATCTCTGTTTATGGCAATGAATAGCAGGCTCCCCGAAGTAGTAAAAGCAAATATGAGCTCTCCGGCACTGAATAATAGAACAGGTAGGTTCGCAGAGTCAGTACGTATTGTAGATGTGTCTGTAACTGCCCAAGGATACCCTAGTGTGGGATATACGTATCTTAAAAATCCTTACCAAACTTTTGAGTCAGGGTATAAGCAAGGATCCGCAGATATAGATCCACGAAAACTAATTGATAGATCTATTAGAGAGATAGCAGCTCAATATGCTATTGGACGATTCTACACTCGGAGAGTATAATGTCAGAACGTAATTACACAACTCGTCGTTTAGCTATTGTAGATGCTATAGTGGAAAAGCTGAAGCAAATAGATGGAACAGGCAAATATTTAACTAACTTATATCAGCAAGTTAGCCCTCGCCTAAAGTTTTGGGATGAAGTAGAGGAGTTTCCTGCTGTCCACCTCAATGCGGGGTCAGAAACTAGAGAGTACCAGGGCGGAGGCTATAAAGATAGATACTTAACAGTTACTTTGCGCTGTTATGTAAATGAAGAAGATGCTGTAGTGGCCTTAGAGTCTTTAATGGAAGATGTAGAGACTGTACTAGAAGAAAACTCTAGGCTTGCCTATACTGATAAACTTGGAGCTACGCAGTACACTCAACAAATCACTATAATCAGTATTGATACTGATGAAGGTGTACTTGAACCTTATGGCGTCGGAGAGATGTTAATAGAGGTTCGTTATTAGAAACGACTGACACGAATCAAAGGATTCACGATCAAGTCCTTTCAAGAATACATAGGAGAGAACTATGTCAACCTTACATTTTAGTAGAAATACTAAAGTATTTTTGAAGCAAGGAGCAAACGTTTGGGAAATTCCTGTATTAGACGGTTTTTCTTTCTCGCAGGCTACTAACGCTTCTGAAATCACTTTGAATGAAATGTCAAATGCCTCAGGCGATTCACGTCGCGCGCGTCAAATGTTCACGGACTCATACGCTCCTGCTGAGTGGTCTTTTGCTTCATACGCCCGTCCTAATAACGGTACTGTAGTAGAAGATGCTTTGTGGGCAAACTTTGTGGCTACTAACAGCTATACTGCTGGCACTTGGGCAGAAGGCGTAACTGTAGCAGATGCTACAACTACTTTTGACTTTAATTCATCGAACAAAACTGTTCTTGGCACTTTTGACTTGTACTTTGTACTTGGTGCTTCGACTGATGAGGATAATAACTTCTCAAGCGGTGCAAACGTAACTATTTACAAAATTGCCGATTGCGTAGCAAATGAAGCGGGTATTGATTTCGATATTGATGGTATTGCTACTATCAACTGGTCAGGTTTTGGTAAAATTATTACTGAAGAGGCTACTTTCGATGCTTCGGTCGCTATTGCTCGTGATGTTGCTAGCACTTCTAACTTTATTCGTAACCGTTTGACCTCACTATCAGCTACTTCTTCTGTTTCAGGTACCACTGTAACTTACGATCTTGTTTTGACCGGCGGTAGTATTACCTTCACAAACAATATCACTTACTTGACTCCCGAAACTCTCGGCGTAGTAAACCAGCCTTTGGGTCACGTTACTGGTACTCGTTCAATTTCTGGTAGCTTTAGCTGCTACTTGAACACTGCCAGTGATGCAAGTGCTGATCTGTTCGAAGATATTATTGGTGCAACCTCAACTGTAACCAATAGCTTCGACTTAGCGTTCTCTGTAGGCGGTACAAGTGCTCCTAAGATGGTAATTGACCTTCCAAATTGCCACCTAGAAGTGCCTGGCCACTCTATTGAAGATGTTATCTCGTTGGAGACTTCGTTCCACGCATTACCCTCTACCATCGATTCGGCTGACGAAGCCACAATTGCCTATACAGGCGCTTAATAAAAAAAAGCGGGCTTCGGCCCGTTTTTTCTTTCCCCTTTTCAAAAATAGTTCTTGACTTCTTATCTCCTCTCCACTATACTATCACTATAAATTAATTTAAACTTAAAGGAACTAAAAATGAGCAATACCCCTATTTCACTGGCGAGTCTAATGACCCCTAGCAAAACTGTAAGTATTGACTTTCCCGGTTTTTCCGGGTTTTCTGTGCAGCTGACCTATTTAGCTCGGGAAGAGCTGTTAAAGTTGCGAAAGAAATGTCTTACTACAAAGTTTAATAAAAAGACGCATCAGCCAGAAGAGCAATTAGATGAAGATGCTTTCTTGGCAGAATATGTAGGAGCAGTAATTAAAGGATGGGACGGGTTGAAGTATCGTTACTTAGAAGAGCTTCTATTAGTGGATACTTCCAAGCTTGATCCAGAGGATACTCTCCCCTTTACCCGAGAAAACGCAGAGTTGCTTATGAGAAACTCTTCTAGTTTTGACTCCTGGGTAACTGAAACTGTAGGTGATTTGGAAAATTTTACTGGTCGCAAGTAGCCGAAGTCCAAAGGCTACTTCAGCGCTATATTAAACAGCCAGACTCGTTTGATATAGAAAAGTACCTTAAAATTTGCGAACAGTTAGGCGAAGAACCCGACCTCGAAAAAATGCCACTAGCTGCTTCTGATTTTCCTCATGAAGTACAAGTGGCATTTTTTATATTTGATACTTTGTCGGACGTCTGGGATGGAATGTCTGGCAGCTACATGGGGAAGAACTGGACGGACGCT